ATGAGTATGTTTGGTATGGACTTAACACCTCAAAAAGATGAAGAGGCTTTGTTACGTGCTGGAGCTATGCCTGAAATTGACCCAATACGTTCCGGGTACGCACAAGCGCCACCTGTGCCTGAAGAAGGCGGTGCTGGAATGGGCATGGGCTTAGGAAACATGATGCAAGGTGTAAGCAATTCGTTATTTGGAGATATGAGCCAAGAACAGATTTACAAAATGGGCCAAGCTTTTAATACCTTACGTTTTGAACCTGATGCACAGATGGCGGCAAACTTTGAATCAAGAATTAATGATATAAGTAAACAAAAATTAATTACTGCAAAAAACAATGACACTATTGCTTATTTACAGACACTTAAAAGTGAAGCGTACCCTAACGGTAGGCAAGACCTTATACAGTTGGTACGAGATGGTTTGTTGCCAGCGACAGACGCGTTAAATGAAGCAAGAACTGTTAAACCTTCAACTGCGTTAGAACAAAAATTAGCAATGTATAGAGACCCTAATTTAACTGACAATGAACGAGCTTTTCTATTCCCGGCGGCTTCAAAAACTGAATTTCAAACTAAATGGGATATTTTACATGACCCGTCAAACATTGATAAAAATGGCGAGTTGTTATTGTCTGATGGTGAAATACAAATGTTAGGTATTAGTGACCCAGCAGTTTACAAACAAAAAATTTCCGATTTAGACGCAATGTTAGAAAAGAAAGAGATAACAAAAGCGGAATACAAAGAGATGTCTTTAAAAATAATTGCTGATATAACTCCTGATGATGGTGAGACAACACAATACAAAATGATTAGTATGGTTGCTACAGATAGAGGCTTCAAGAAAGGTACTAAGGAGTGGAACGACTTTTTTGATGTCAACATGGCTGGCGGTGGTGTTGATATTGATATTGGTGATACTGTTGTTGCAATGGACACAGCAGAGTCAGCCAGTAATCTATATTTAAAAGAGTATATGCCACAGTACATTAAAGATAGTACAAAAATTATGCAAGATGTAGATACAGCTCAAACACAAGTTGAAAAATTAGGTAATTTATTAGATATATTAGAGGCTGACGATGGCGTTGAAGGTGTAGCACCATACACCGGTATCTTCCAACCTTTCCTGACACAAGCAACACGAGTAATAACGTCATTAGGGATAGACAAAAAATATGCCTCAGAAATTGAAGCATACAAAAATTCTACAGGTGATGCAAAAGCAACTGCTAGAGATATACTTTATGAAAAACTAGTTAAGACTGAGATTACAAAAGTTATGACTGGTAGTGACGTATTCCCTATGATTAGTTCATTAGGAATTGGCGCCAGAGGACTAGATACACCAGCAGAAAGAGATTTCTTGATTAGTGTTATGACAGGTCTACCTAACATGACTATTGATACATTAAAGTACATGACTAAGTTTAGATTACAGATGTACATTGATGGTCTTGAAAAATATAACGCTAAAGTGGATAGTGGGTACTTTAAGATGCATAATGAAAACCCTAATCTACCAAAACGTGGAAAAATCGACATTGAGCCACTAAGAAGGTACACAACTACTGGTGAGCTTAAACCTAACGATAACGTTCCAGTTTATACACAAGCAGAAAGAAACTTAATTTTTGGGAATATGTAATAATGGCCGAACAAGTAGTAACTCAAGATATTTTAATGGCACGTATTTTAGAATTGGAAAATGCTGGTGATAGTAAAAATGCACAACTAGTACGTGAAATATTAAATCGAGATTTCCCAAATGCACAAGCTGAAATGGGTGACCCGGCGTTAGAACCGTATCCTTACACAGACCAACAACTAGAAATGGATGTGCAAAACAAGGAAGCTCGTAAATTAGCTAATGCTACACTTGCAGATGAAGCAAGGACTACTGAAAACCAACAAGTTATTGATAGTAGTAAAAAAATAGGAGACGTTCCAGTACAAGCTGGATTAAATGCATTTTCTTCAGGTTATATGTTTGTTGGTGAAAGTTTAGATGAAGCTGTAGGCGCAGTTCATGGTGAAGAAGCTATGGAACGAACTCGCCGATTACAGATGGCGTTTGAAGAAGAATATCCAAAAACTAATTTAGCTTTGAGACTTGCTGGTGGTGTTACAAGTGCAATTCCATTGGGTACTATGGCGGCTACACAGAAACTTTACAAATTTGCTCAAGGTTTACCAACAGGGTGGAAATATTTAACTGGTTTAACTTCAGGAGCTGGTTTCGGACTATTAGAAGGTTTAAGTTCAGGTGTTGGTATCCAAGGCGAAAATGAAACAGGCGGTGACCAGTCAAGAGGCGAGAATATGTTTGACTTAGGTCTTTCCGGTACATTGTGGGGTGGTGTTGGCTCTGTTGGTGGATATATGCTAACTGATGTAGGTGCATTAGCTTGGACTAGAATTAAAGATGGTTTAAAAAACAAAGCAATACCTGATATTAAAGAATTATTTGATGTTAGTACAAAAACAGCAGAAATTTTAAAACGTACAATCGAAGGTACTAGTGTTTCACTTGGTACAATGCTAGACAAATTACGTTTAGGTGGTAGTCAAGGTCAAATACCTGATGCAGATGAAGCTATAGGAAAATTGTTAGACACAATAGTAATTACCGGCGGTGAAGGTGGAGCTACTATAGTAGAAAAAGTAAATAAGAGAGCGCAAACTGTTGCGGCTGGTGTTGATAGCAGTTTGAACAGAAATATAGCTGTCTTAGCAAAAGATAAAGATGGTATTACGGATGATGCGGCAACTATGGCAAAAGAACTTGCCCAATCTACTGCACCAGCTAGAACTGCGGCTTACACAAAAGCTCATGCAACAAAAATTAATTGGACTGGGTCTGAAGGTAAGGCACTAAATGAAGTTTTAGCTAGAATACCTCCGGATATAAAACAACAAGCTATAAAGAAAGCAAATAACATGCTTATTATGAAAGGTATGCCACTTGGACAAAATGGTTTTGACATCGCTGAAGATGGCGTAACTATTGTCATGAAGAGTAATCCAAATATGATGCAACTGGATTATATTAAAAGAGCTTTAGGTGAATTAGCTTATGGTACACCGGACATACTAAAAAAAGGCGGTTTAAAAATAAGTCCTGAAGCGTCAGCCTATAACAAAATACGTGCAGAATTAAATGCAGTCTTAAAAACTATAGGTAAACCTAAAAATGGTGAGTCTGCATACGAAAAAGCAACTCGTTTAGGACAAGATAAAATAACAAGACAAAATGCATTAGACATAGGCGGAAACATATTAAGTCCAAAAATGAACCGTAAAACTGTTAGTACAATGTTTAAAGATGCTGGTGACGCTGAGAAAGAAATGGCACGATTTGGTTTAAGAGGTTCTATAGAAGATTTGTTGGCAAATGTTAAAGCTTCAATAAATTCTCCTGATATAGATTTAAATCAAATGAACGCGTTACTAAAAACCTTGTCTACAGATAATGTTAGAGGCAAATTAAAAGTACTATTAGGTGACCAAAAGGCAAAAAGCGTAGAAAAAACTCTTAATATGGCAAGGTCAGCTTTAGAATTAAAAGCCGCTATTGCTAAGGGTTCACAAACAGCTTCAAGAGGTATAGCCGCCGCTAATGTAGATGATGTGTTAAGCGAAGGCGTGTTTAATAAAAGTTTAAACGTTCAACCTATGGCGGCTGGACAGGAATTTTTGCAAAAAGTATTAGCCGCTAAAACTATTACTGGTAAAAGAAAAAACCTTATAATGAAAGAACTAGCAAACGCTTTATTAGGTACAAAAGGTCTTACTGCAAGAAATCAGTACAAACAATTATATAATGCAGTTAAAGATGGACAGGCTACAGAAGAACAGGTATTAAAAATTTCAGAATTGATAGCGTCACGATTGACTATATCACCAATTAATTTCACAACGCAAGTTATGCAAGATACCGAAATTGAGACAGAAGCTATGTTAGGTATATCAGACTTATTACAGAGGTAGGGAATGGGTAAACTAAAAAGATTAAGTGATGATGACGTTCAAGACATAGTAAAGGATGCATTAAGCTCGGCAACGTCTTTTGTTGAGAGTGAAATATCACAAGAACGAATTAAATCACAACGTTATTTTGAAGGTGAAGTAGATATTGGTCAAGAAGATGGACGTTCTAAAATTGTATCTACAAAGGTAAGAGACACAATAAGGGCCATTAAACCAAGTCTAATGCGTGTGTTTTTATCCTCTGAGAACCCTGTAGAGTTTGTACCAACTAGCCAAGAAGATGTTATTAATGCTGAACAAGCTACTAAATACGCTCATTGGAAGTTTCAACAACTTGATGGTTACAAATTACTTAATGACGCTATACATGACGCTTTAGTAAAGAAAACTGGTATTTTAAAAATTTGGTGGGAAGATAATACTGAAGCTACAATTCATAATTACTCAAATGTAACTGAACAAGAAATGATGGCTATCGTTAATGACGATGACGTTACAGTATTAGAGCATTCTACAGAAATGCAAATGATGCCTGATGAAACTGGCGAAGAAGTTGAACAGCCTATACATGACCTTAAAGTTAGTCATGAAAAATCTACTGGTGGACTTAGAATTGAGGGTGTACCGCCTGAAGAGTTCCTTGTAGATAGAAATGCTAAAAGTGTAAGTGATGCTTATATAGTAGCGCACAAAACTGAGATGCGTGTAAGTGATTTAATATCAATGGGTTTTGACCATGAACAAGTCCATGATTTATCCGGGTTAAGCACCGATAGCACATATACTGACTCAGAACAGTTTGAAAGAATGGGTTTTGAGCAAGAAGATGAAGAAAACATACAAGACCCTTCAATGAAGCAAGTACAAGTTACTGAAGCTTACATGAAGATGGACAAAGAAGGTACTGGAGTGGCTAGTATGTATAGAATTTTATTAGCTGGTGGGGAAAGCGAAGTATTGGAGTGTGAGCCTTATGGTGAGGTTCCATTTGCAGTATTTGAAATAGACCCTGAACCACATACATTCTTTGGAAGAAGTGTTGCAGACCTAATTATGAATGACCAAGACTCTTCTACAGCAATGCTTAGAGGAATGATGGACAACGTAGCGTTAACAAACAGTCCAAGACAAGGATATGTGCAAGGACAGGTTAATGTAGATGATTTAATGAACAATGAGATTGGTGGACTTGTTAGAATGAAGTCTCCAGCCGCTTTAGTAGATATTGCTACACCATTTGTAGCTGGTCAAGTATTGACTGCAATGCAGTACATGGACGCGGCTATTGAAGGCAAAACAGGTGTAACTAAAGCTTCTATGGGATTAGACCCGGACGCTTTACAAAACACTTCAGCTACAGCCGCTAGATTACAAGCTCAACAAGGTTCAGCACAGATTGAAGTAATGGCTCGAAATATTGCCGAGGGC